TTCCTTAGTTCCTGGCTCTAGAATTCGGAGATCATGCTGTGTTGAGGGTACAACACGAAGGTTTCCAGAAGTGTGCTGAGGTTATACATTGTCGAAGGGAGATTGGCGTAAGCCAGCGTTACCAGTCCCGTAAGGGAATCTATTAAAAGGAAAGTCCATGGCTGTCTTTGTTTTATCAAAAAATAAGAAACCGTTGATGCCGTGTTCGGAGAAACGCGCTCGGATCTTATTATCAAAAAAACAAGCCGTGGTTCATCAGCATTATCCATTTACGATCCGATTAAAGAAACAAACCGGAAACGAAACACAACCTATTCAGCTTAAAATTGACCCAGGTAGCCGTTATACAGGGGTTGCACTGGTAATGGACTTACCAACACTCATGCGAGCACTTTGCTTGTTTGAATTACAGCATCGAGGCCACCAAATTAGCGAGGCGCTAACACAACGCCGTGCCTTTCGTAGGAGACGCCGCAATCAGTTACGCTATCGTCCAGCCCGTTTTGATAATCGTACCCGTAAAGCGGGTTGGTTGCCGCCTTCTGTGCAACACCGACTAGATACCACTTTTGCCTTGGTTCAAAAACTAAAACGCCGATGTCCGATCTCGGCTATCGTGTTTGAACAGGTTAAGTTTGATATGCAGAAAATGCAAAATCCGAATATTCAAGGCGTGGAATATCAGCACGGCACGTTATTTCAATACGAAGTGCGGGAGTACCTGTTAGAAAAACACCGGCATACCTGTGCGTATTGTGGTGGTGAAAGCCAGGACGCAATATTAGAAGTCGAGCATAAACACCCTCGCGCTCAAGGTGGATCAAACAGTATTCGAAACCTAGTGATGGCCTGCCATACCTGTAATCAGACGAAAGGCAATCGAACCTTGTCTGAATTTTTAACCGTGTTAAAAAATACCAAACTGGACAAGGTGCGAAAAGTTAATATTACACAAATATTAGCGGGAAAAGTATTCCGGTTGAAAGATGCCACTGCTGTGAATGCCTGCCGCCATCAGCTCGGTAAAACATTACTCACCTTGTCACTGCCTGTAAGCACCGGAACGGGCGCACAAACCAAATATAACCGGATGCATTATCAACTGCCAAAATCTCATGCATTGGATGCCTTGATGACAGGAAACATGGAAAAGCCGATAGAGGCATGGAATAAACCAACCTTGATTGTAAAAGCCATGGGGCGTGGTTGTTATCAGCGCACCCGACTCAATCAATATGGTTTTCCTCGTGGTTATTTACAGCGTAAAAAAACATATTTTGGTTTTCAGACCGGAGATCTCGTAGTTTCAACCGTGCTCAAAGGCAAGAAGATTGGCACTTATATTGGAAGACTGGCCGTGCGTGACTCTGGTTATTTTAATATTCAAACACCCGCAGGGGTAATACAAGGTATTTCTCATAAGACCTGTCGATTAATCCAAAGAAATACCGGATATCATTATTATTTCAACCAAAAGATAGCTAATTAAGGAGAGCGAGAAAGGCGTTTGCAATGCAAACGACGCTATCCCTCGCCGCCCTGAAGGACGGTGTATCTCGCGCAAAATATGATGAATTCTAATTTTGATACTTCAAAACTTTTACCAACTAAATTTAAAGACAAAACTATTGATTCCTTTTTGCATAATACTGTTGACCAGTTTTTAAGCAAAAAGGAATCATCTTTGATTTATGGTTACATTGGTAAAAAATCTGATGCTATTGAAGTAGCAGCTAATTATATTACTCATTCTGATCTTGATCGTAAAGTAAATGTTCTTGAACCTTTATATGTTTCAAAAACCGCTAATGAAACTGCTGTATTGGGATTTGCTGAATTAATTCAAACATTGGTTTTACAAGGTGTTGATTACAATACATTGAATGATTGGTGTAAAGGAATTAAAAAGAATTTAACATTACCAATTAATTATGATAAGTTTGTAAATCATCAAGAATATCTTTGGATTGGTGATTGGGTAAAACTTGGTTATGATGTGTCTAGTATTTTGAATGTAGATGTTGATGCTATTATCAAATCAAATCCTGAATTAATTCCTGAATATTATGTTATTGAATCATCTGGTAATTCAGATTGGTCTAAATGTAATTTATGGGTGCATCGTCAAGATTTATTAACATTTGCGGTTAATAATGGATTGTCTATCAATCTTCCAAATGCAAAAATGCCAATTATTGAATATTCATCTTCATTACAAATGAATGAATACATTTCAAATGGTATTCCAAGTGATTCTGGTATTCATACTCCACAAATTAAATCAAGAACAAATCAAATTCCATTATTTGATTTATATTATTTTGATGGTACACATTCTGGTTTAACATCATCTATATTCTTTTATAAAGAATCATCAAATTCAACAATCAATAAACATATTGAACGTAGAGTAATTACTAGTGCAAATTCTGATTTTGTTTATGGATTTGGTGTATATCATCCAATTACAAATGAATTGTTACGTTTTAAACAAAACAATGAATTGTTTACTATTTGGCAAGGTAATGAAATTGATGCTATTCAATATGTAACCATTGATCAAGGTGGCACATTTATTGATTTAGACATGTATGAAAATTATACAGATTATTATTGGAATGGTAAATCATCAGATTTAAATCATTTAAATTCACCAGATTATTATACATGTGGTGAATGGTCAAATGGTAATTGGATACATTATTCTAAAATTGATTCGGAAACACGTCAAACACTTCCACGTGCTAATCGTCCTATTTTCAATTTTAATGCTTCATTATCAAATCAATTTGAACCAAAAACTGCTATTAATATTCCACCTAAATTAAAAAATTTTACTAGTATTACAGGTGGATATGTATTTGGTTTATATGAAGATATTCCTGAACAAAATGCATTAAAACAAATTCCTGATTTGTCAAAAAATGCGTTTATGCATAATGGTAGATTACATTATTATGGATTGTTATATCCAAATTATGAAAATGCTAATCAGCTTGTTGCATTAAAAAATGCTAATAATGTTACTATTAGATTAAAACATAATCAAACTGGCGAATTAGTTAATGTGCATATCAATAATGGAATTGTTAATGTTAATGGAATCACTACAACAATTAACAATACTATTACATTATATTCTGGTAACGTAATTGAAGTTATTGCACCTAATAACATTGTTGCCGATTGCATTTATGCAATTAAAGGAACATCTAACACACAAGAAATTAAAACATTACAATTTGATAATTTTGAAAGAAAATTATCTCTTGGTGATATTTTTAGAACAGATTTTACTGATGAATATAAGGAATCAAATCCATCTTTAAGAAATGGTACATGGAAAATTCCAAACATTGCTAAAAATGGTATTGTATTTTTTGATGGTAATGAAATAAAACAAGGTGATATTTCGTTACATTTAATGTCTGTAATTGAAGCACAAACAAACTTAATTGGGGCTCCATTCGGTTCTAATAATTGGAGAAATATTACACCTAATTATGGCTTAGGCGGCAAAATTATTAGCTTTAACGAACAATTTAATTTACTAGCCGGTTTAATGTTAGCAAAAATTGATTTGATAGATGTTATAAACTTTATTCAAAAATCATATGAGACTATGATTGGTAAAGTTTATGAATTTGTTGTTACATCAGTAACTGAAAATATTAATTCAGCAATTAATCCAAAAACAAATTATTCAAATTTAAAAGAATATTTGAATACATCTGCATATGCATTATCAACAATGCCAATTAAAGGATTAACATTAACATTACCATATATTGGATTAACACATGTTGTTAAGCCAACAATTTTAATTGATCCTGTTTTAAATGTTCCAGTTATTCGTCATCATGATGGGCATATTTCAAAATTTCCAGTAATTGAACAAGAATTTATTAAATCACTTGTTAGCAAAAAAGTAAAACGATCAACTGGAGAATATACATCTGGTATTATTGCTGGTCCAATTCCACCAATGAATGCATACACAAATCAATTATGGCTTGATTTAGCATCAATGACCTTATATGTGTTTAATGTATATGATGATATTGGAACAAAACCTGATTCAGCAGAATATGGAACATTTGCATATGATCGTGCAAGTGGTGAAATGTGGCAATATAATGGAACATGGGTAAGTTTAGGTAATGATAATATTGCACAAGAACAAGCTTGGGTTAAAATTGATGTGCAATATATGTATGTGTCATTAATGTTAATGATTGAACAAGAATTATATAATGCTTGTCCAATTCATGCTAATATTGATACTGTTATTCCAAACGAAAAAATATTTCTTGAATTTGCTGCATCTCATAAAATACTTGATCCATATGCGTCAAATTATGATGCTAATAATCCATTTACATGGAATTATTATAATAGCATTTTAATTGATGGTAGTATTTGTAATTATGCTACATGGTTTGATTTATATGAATCTATATTCAATACACCTAGACCAGATTTATATCCATGGTTAGCATTAAACATTCAAGAACAAGATTATAATTCATCAATTGATATTGAAACTGAATTAACTAACATTTATGGTTGGAGTCCAATTAAGAATGGTGAATTACGTGCACCAATTACATTACAATCAAATGATAATTTAATTCATACTCTTGTTAATCCACCTTATGAAAAATATACATATGGGCAAAATGGACCATTTGAATATACATGGAAACAAACTGTTGATTATCAAACTGCTATTGCAAGAACAAAGTTTATAAACAATCCATTAGAATTTCTTAATAAATTTTGGGGTATTGATTATAATCAAGATGTAGATTCAGGTAATAAAAGTAAAACTGTCAAATTACATGGTGATTCTATTACCAGCATCATATCACCATCAATGTGTATGACAAATGAAAATGTTACTATTGAATTAATTAATAATCCACCGAATCAAGTATTAATTGATGGTAAATGTTATTTGCTTGATAATTTACCTAATTCTATTCAAATTCAATTACCGCGAAATAATGTATATCAAGGTGATAAATTCGTTTGTAATAATAGAATTATTGGTGTAATTCCAACAAATCAATTAAAAATTAATGGATTAGCGCAAGTAATTTCACATTACTTTAAAGAACATGCTATTGATATTGAAATTACTAAAGTGCTTGCTAGTATTAAAAATCTTGAAGTAAAAATGGGTTATCGTTCTAATAAACTTTTAGAATCAAATTTATCAATTTCTACAAATTATAACACTTTAAGTAAACAAGCATATACGTTACATTTACATGAATCATGTTATCAACAATTGTTAAAATACACAGGATTCAAAGTTACATTATATCAACAAGGCACAATTGAATTAAGAAATGGTATTGTAATACCTGGAAAAACTAATACTGGGCGAGGTACTGATTGGGTATTCAGATTAGACAGTTTTTCACCAGTTAATAAGATTTCATATTATGAAATGCATGACGATGACGTTAGAACATTTTTTGCATTGGATGGTATTAAATCACAAGATGAATGGGAAATTCCATTAACAAAAGGTGAATTGAAAACAATTCAATTTCCTATTCTTATAACTGGTATTCAAAATGTGATTGATTTCATTTCAGGATATATTGTTAGATTAAATGAAATTGGAATTTATAAAACAATAAGTGAAAAACCATTGATTGATTCAAAAGGTAGAATTGTAGAATGGCAACTTGAAATTGAAGAATTTATTAACAATTTATTTTCAGGTGCAAATCCTGGTTTTGCACATATTATTAATCCATATTATAAAAAAATATGGATTGAATCACCATTGTTTTTAAGTGAATTAAATGTAAAACCATTCCATAGCAAAATTTATAATATTAGTGGAAAATATATTGATTCATTCCGTGTGTTCAGAGATAATACTACAAATTTAATTGTAGCAGATGATGATATAACTGCTGCTGAATTTTATATGAGTAAATTTGAGCATTATATTATATTTGAAAATAAAGATGCATCTACTATCATATATGATTATCCACTTGGATTAGAAACTGATAGATTCTTTATACATGGATATGGAACAAATGCAGGAATCCCAACAAGCAATGGTAATTTTTTAAATGGGAATACGTTTGAATCTAATATCGAAGGCTCAATTTACACACTCAATCATTTATATGATAGCACAAATATAGTCAATGATGAAATTGGTGTTCGCGCTCGTGCATTAATTGGGCATGAACATAAAGATTATTGGAATTTACGCAATGCAACAAAACAATCTGCGTTTAGATTTTGGCAAGGTGCAATCAAAAACAAAGGAACAAATAATGCAATTGATGCTTATTTGAATTGTAAATCGTATACTACTGCATCTCTTGATGAATATTGGGCTGTAAAAGTTGGCATTTATGGAGATGCTGATATTCCACCATATGCATTGCTTAATTATCATCCAGATGATATATCTGATACTACACGTTTTTTATTGCTTGAATCGAGTGATGATTTATCAAACAGTGATAAAAGTGGGATGTATGATTATGATGTATATGAAAAAGCTCTTTATGATGCATTTTCATTTATTGATTTAGCATCTCATGATGATATACGTGGCTCTATTATTGTTAAACCTAATGATGAATCAAGATGGTTAGGACTTAATAGTTTAAACACCATTAATTCATTTGAAGCTGATATTGTTCAATATAATGTAACTTATTCAACTGCTGGTATTAATACAATTCCTTATAAGGCTGATAATATTGTATTTTATGATAATGGAAACATTGTTGATGATATTGAAATATTAACATCTGATGTAATTCGTATTCCATCACGTTTAGTAAATGTTCCATTGGTTGCTTATATTACATTACCACCTATTAAGAATTTTAGCAATACAAGAGTGTTATACAAAAATCAAGAAGTAGGCAGAATTACATGGTGGGATCCAGCAAGAGGATATTTGAATTCAGAAGCTACTGTTTTTCTTGATTATGAACAATCAACTAATCCTGCAAAATATACTAATTCAATATATCAAGGTAATGTTTCATTACAAGCATGGGATGATGAACAAGTAAACAAAATATGGCTTAATACAAAACAATTACATTTCCAACCATATTATGATGTTAAATTAACACCATCTGCATATGAACGAATTTCATCTTGGGGTTCAATTGCTGAATATGGATCATATGATGTTTATGAATGGATTAAATCATCCGTTACACCATATGAATATCAATCATTAGTTGCTAATGGTAATGCAACAGGTGAAGTTGCTATTTCAAATTTATTAAAATCAAATAGAACATGGTATCAACGTTCTATTATATGGTTAGAAAATAATCAACCATCATTTGTTGGTGATAGCAAAATAACATATTCAAATAATGTATTAATCAATGATACTGAATTTCCACAATTAGTTTTAAATTCAAAATTAATTACGACAGATGAATCAGGTAATCCAGATAAAGAATTCATCGTTCATACAACTAATCCTGTTTATGTATTAGGTTCAACTACGTCTAATAATACACCTATATTATCAAGCACTGATTATTTTGAATTGCATGATATATCAATTGATACCGGATTAGCAAAATATCTTGGTAATGTTACTGGACCAATCAAATTTAATTTTGAAGTTGCTAACGGTATTAATCAGGTACGCATTACATATGTGAATTTACAAAAATCACAAGTTATGGCAATGCCTGATACACCAGTATTCAAAGATACTATATTTGATGTACGTTTTGAACAATTAGGATTAACTATTAAAGTTAAATCAAAAATTGGTCACAATGATGCATTACCTGGTGGAATAACAAATGAATCATCAATTAGAAAACAATTATTAGGTGCAGCAATAGGTGCTGCTCCTGATAATAATGTATATGTAAGAGAATCTTTATCTGTTACACCAATTGCCAATTATGATGATTTTGATACTACTAATTGGATTATTTCAGTTGTTCCTAATGACTTGATAATTGATGCACCAAAACCAAACAACAAATATTCAGCAAAAATTGGTGAATGGAAGAAAGTAGAATCTAATTTTAATTTAATTTCATCATTGATTAAACAAGAACGTTTGAATACTATTCAAGATCGTGATGGCAAAACTTATCCATCATTTAAACAAGAATGGAGTTCATGGGAACATGTAACAAACAAACAAATTGAAATCATTTATGATGGTTCTGAATTAGTTTCATTTTGTTCTAATCATTTATCATGTACACAAAACAGCAAAGTTTATATTAATGGTAAATTATCTGATGCTGTATTCAAAGACACATATATGATGTTGCCATATAATCCTATTATAGGTTCATCAATTGTGTTAATTGAACCGCAATATCAAATGACTAAAGAAGATAAAGAATTTGATGAAAATAAATCCGATCCTTTAATCTTTACAAAATATACCATTGATATGCCTTATTCATTAAAAGAAATTAGAAATGAAAACGGTTTATTAGAACGTATTGATTATTTCTTCTGGGTTAAAAATAGACTTGATTCTGATACTGTTAAACCAAACATTTCTATTATTACTCAATTGTTAAAATCACCAAAAACATATGCATATGTTCAAGGTTTACGTACAAATCCTGATCGTTATGCATTATTAAACATAACAGGATTACAATATTATAATGGTGATTATCAACTTGAATTAATGAATGATAAAACAATAAGAGCAAATGGAAATGAAAAACCATTACATCATGAATGGAAATTAATAAGACAAAAACAATATGAAAAAATTGATGTTCAATTATGGAATAAATTAGTTGATTCAATGTGTGGTCAAACAATTAATGGAGTGCAATTGCCATTTGATATGTTTACTTCATATGACAAACGCCATGCTGATTCAACTTCAGCATATGGTTTAAATGATGGTCAAGTTTTATTACCATCATCATTAGCCATTGAAGTGGTTAAACACACATTGTTAAATACAAATTGCACTAAATTTAATCCTATTACTCGTGTTCTTGAAACCGATTTTATTGATTTAAACACATTAGATATTAAATTGTCAAATATTGATAATATTAGATCATTAATGGATTTCATTTATACAACATCATCGCCAAAGCAAATTAATGAATTATTTTTTGCATGTGTATATGAAGCATTGTCATATACAAATGAATTGGATGGTATTTTCAAAACATCTTATATTTCATTAAATGAAGTTCGTACAATAGATTCGGTATATGAAGGATAATAATGTCATCACAAAATAACTTAGTAAATTCATTAATTGATTATGTAAAAGATATTAAACCATATCATGTTAAATTAAGAGACTTTATTTCTGAATTACAATTTCTTGATTCAATGATGGTTTCATTTCCTGAAAATAAACTTGAACATCTTTTACATTTTACTAATGTTTGGGGTAAAGGTACATTTGGTGCTCCTGAAATGTCCTTTATCAGTGATGGTGTTACATCATCATATAACATTCCATATTGTGTTAAACCAAAACATGATTTAACTAAACATTTATCAATTCATGATGTTGTTTTTTATGAATATACACAACCTTATTTTCATTATGAAATAATATCAATTACTAAAACAACAACAGGTGTAAATGCAAATATACGGGTTTCATTTGATATAACTGCTGAATTAGCACAATTACAAATACCTAATACGTTAGATGCATATTTCAAAGATGGTTATGAAAACAATGTAGTTTCATGCACTAGATTTGGCAATACTTATTACAGTAATGAATTTGAAGTTCAAGATGTAGGCATAATTGAGATGTATGATATGCTTTTATCAACACCTCTTAAATTATGGTTATCAGTTCCTTGTTTTAAAACAGAATATCATGTTGGATCATCTGTATATCTTAATGGTAACAAATTAACATATGGAAATGATTACATTGTTAATGAATCTAGAAATTATTTGATTTTGCTTAATACAATATTAACTGAAACAGATAATATTGATATTACATTATTTCTTAATGATAGATTATTCATTAAACAAGTAAATCCATTTCATTTTGATATTACCGGTGGTTATGATCATGAAGTGTTTGATTTTTATGAATACGATTGTGATGGTACTGCTGTATTTGAAAATTTCAATTATGATGTTTCAATATATGAAGCAGAACTTCCAATAACAAAAACTGATCATTTTATTCTTACAATTGATAAATCATATCCATCTGGATATTCAAGTCTTGTTTTTAATGAAGTTTTTCCTGGTTTAGTTAAAGGAAAAGCTAAATTAAATGATGTATTCATATATCCGTCTGAACAAACTGGTAATATTTGGAAAATATCAGCAATTGGTAATTTGTCATGTGAAGTTCAACAAATTGCTCCAATAATTAGTCCAAAACAAACGGTTACTGTTGGGCAACGTTTTGATAATGGTAAAATAGCATTTACATTAGATGGTGATTGGATTGATTATTATTTGATTGATGAAGATGATAGTTATTCAATGTTTTGGAGAGATAATGCTGAATTGTTTATGGATGTAACAAAAAACAATGATGTATCATTGCATAATGTTGGCATGATTTCAGAAACAAATAATTTCTTTAAATTTACATTTAATAATACACCATTAAAAAACTCTTATATTGAATTTAGAGTAGAGCAACAATATCAATATAATCCAAGAATGCATGCTTCATTGATAGATGATTTTGCATTTTTTGAAGCACAACATTTCATAGAATCAATTTGTGCAACGTCCTATGCATCTCGAGGATTTAATGCATATACACCATGTAACACAATAATTCCATCAAATACAGACATGTTTCCACGTCAGGAAATGCCTGAATGGACAAATGATGTATTACCAATCATTACTTCAATACGTCCTATGATTGATGAAATATTTGAAGAAGTTCCATATGATACTGAATTATATGAATTTTCCAGAATCGCATATGGATTGATTAATATTCCATTATTTGAACCAACATGTAATTTAACATGTGATGGAAATGTAAATTCAGGTGGTTTTGAACAAA